CCTGTAACGCCCCCATTGAAGATTTAAAAGGGGCTGATTGTTACGGCGGGCTTGACCTGGCCTCAACCACGGACCTGGCAGCGCTTGCCCTGGTCTTTCCTCAGGATGATATCTACAAAACCCTGATGAAATTCTGGATACCGGAGGACACAGCGGCGGACAAAGAGAAGCACGACCAGGTGCCTTACCGGGAATGGGCGAAAAAAGGTTTCATCACCTTAACGCCGGGGAACGTGATCGATTATTCCTATATAAAGGAACAGATACGGGAGATCCGTGAGGAATTCAATTTAAGGGAGCTGGCCTTCGACCGCTGGGGCGCCACGAAATTAGTCCAGGACCTTATAGAAGACGGGTTCGTGATGGACCCCAAGGAACAAGGACCGGTGATCATCCCCTTCGGCCAGGGGTTTGCCTCAATGAGCGCCCCGACCAAAGAGATCATGAATATCGTCCTGGGTAAGAAACTCCACCATGGCGGCAACCCTGTTTTAAGGTGGAATGCCGACAACATGACCGTCCTGCAGGATCCGGCGGGGAATATCAAGCCGGTCAAACCCAAGGGCGCGATGAAGATCGACGGCATGGTCGCTTTAATCATGGCGCTGGACCGGGCAACAAGACACGCTCCGGAAGAGAAGTCAGCTTTCGAGGATGAAGGCTACGATGTCAAGGTATTTTAATGAAGAAGTATAAATTTGATCGGTCAGACATATTTATTCTACTCGGAGTCCTCGGTATTTTGGCGGGGGTCTGGTTGATCTACATCCCGGCATCGGTGATCATGGCCGGGCTGGCGCTAATCGCCTGGGGATTATTTATTGAAGGTTAGATATGGGATTTATCAAAAACTCCATAGAGAAACGATCAGCATTTAAAGCTACTGACCCGCGTTACTGGTTAGGTTTATCTGGCAATAAGTCCAATGCAGGAGTGTCTGTAACGGTCAATACTGCCATGAGGGTCTCGGCTGTTTTTGCGTGTGTCAGTGTGCTGGCGAGCACATTTGCTTATGTGCCTTGGAAGACCTACCGAAGATTGACCCGGGGCAAAGAACCGGCCACGGACCATAGGTTATACAAGGTATTACATGACCGGCCCAACCCGGAGCAGAACTCTTTCACATTCAGATCAACCGCGATGGCGCAAGCGCTGTTACATGGTAACGCTTACGCCGAGATTGAGTTCAATAACAGAGGGTTACCGGTGGCATTGTGGCCGTTACCTGCCTGGAGGGTCAAACCGTTACGCACTCAGGAAAAGGAACTATTTTACCAATTAACACTGCCTGACGGTCCCAAGAATCTCCCCCCTTATCAGGTGTGGCAATTGATGGGGTTAAGTACAGATGGAGCCTCCGGATTATCAGTTATCCAGCAGGCTCGGGAGCCCATTGGGTTAGCGATTGCCACTGAGCAATTTGGGGCGACCTATTTCTCCCAGGGTGCCAACGTCGGGGGGGTGGTCGAGCACCCCAAGATAATGACAGGCCCGGCCTCGGATCGGTTGTATAGCCGGTTGAATGAAAAATATGCAGGACTGGGATCGGCCAATAGATTGATGTTATTGGAAGAAGGGATGCATTATCAGAAGGTGGGTATCCCGCCCAACGATTCACAGTTTATCGAATCAAGGCAATTCCAGATCGAGGATATCGCCCGCATGTTTCATGTCCCGTTACACATGATCGGGCACTTGTTAAGGTCGACGAACAATAATATTGAGCAGCAGGGGATTGAGTTCGTCGTCTACACAATGAACCCCTGGTTTGTAAACTGCGAGCAGGAGACTAATTTCAAGCTCTTCGGGCTTGACAGTGGATATTTTAATGAATTCCTGGTAGATGGTTTACTGAGGGGAGACTCGGCGGCGAGGTCGGCTTACTATCAGCAGTTGTTCTACATCGGCGCCCTTAGTCCGAATGATATCCGCGAGAAGGAAAATATGAACCCCGTGGACGGAGGGGATAATTATTACACTCAACTGAATATGATCCCGCTGCAGGATGCGGGTTTGAATCAACAAAACACAGCGCCTCTTAACCTTGAGACAAGGAGTAAGAAGGGGAGCGCGGTACACCGCGGGAGAGTCGCAAGATCCTATTTACCGGTTTTTGAAGCGGCCGCGGCACAAGTGGTCAAGGCCGAGGTGAGCGCAGTTAGGCGCGCGGCTAAGAAATACTTCACAGAGAGATCCGTTGATCAGTGGCAGATCTGGCTGGAGGATTTCTACCGCGATTTCCCGGCCCATGTGATTAAATCGAAAATGGGTGCGGCCTTCATGTCGTTAGCTGACGCGATCAAGTTTATCGCGGCCAACGAGGTCAATATAAAGGAGCCTTCTGTAGATAATTTTGTGAAGGCTTACGGAGAGAATTTCGGCGCGATCTACACGGATTCTTCGAAAGGCCAATTAGAGGCGATCGTCCGTGACACAAAAAACACCGACCCTTTGATCAACATAGAGGCAAGACTCGACGAATGGGAGGCTAATCGCCCGGGCAAAGTGGCTTTGAATGAAACAGTTAGATTGGCCAATGCCGTGGCCAAGACGGTTTTTGTGGCGGCCGGTATCACTAAATTAGTCTGGGCGGCCATGGGAAGCAAGCCCTGTGATTTCTGCGAAAGCATCGATGGCCAGGTCGTGGGCATAGAGGGTAAATTCTCCACCTCTGGATTGTCCGAAGCTGGCCATCCACCAATTCACGAGGGCTGCGAGTGCCAGATAGTTCCTGAATAATATTTCTTGAGAAATAAAATGGAAAACGATTGTTTCACACATAGCTGTGACCTGTGTCTTTATAAAGACTACGAGTTATGCGGTGAGAATGCTCATTTTGAACCACGGGAGGTAAATATGACTAAGCAAAAAAACGATACCGAGTTGAGAACATTCGAAGTCACCGAGCTGCGGGTAGACCAGGGTGAAGATAAAAAGCCGGTTATCAAAGGATATGCCGCAGTTTTCAATAAGCTCTCTGAGGATCTTGGGGGATTCAGGGAGATGGTGTCACCCGGCGCCTTTAAAAATACTGTTGCCAAGGACGATATCAGGGCACTTTTCAACCATGACCCGAACTATGTCCTCGGCAGGACCATTAACGACACGCTCCGGATGGTGGAAGATGATAAGGGGCTGGCCATTGAGATCGACCCGCCAGATACGCAGTGGGCGCGGGACCTCATGATCTCGATCGGGAGGAAGGACATCACCCAAATGTCGTTCGGTTTCCGGACACTCAAAGACGAATGGAATAACTCTGACCTAAAAAATATCATCCGGAAACTGGTGGAGGCTCAACTTTTCGACGTTTCGCCGGTAACCTTCCCGGCCTATCCCCAGACCTCTGTCAAGGTAAGGGACTATCTAAGCGCTCTGTCCGCCCGGGAACTGGAAGATCAGGATGCTCTTTTTAAGAAAGGGTCTGCTGACCGTCTGGTCCGCAAGCGGATTTTAGATACAACGGAAAAATTAATTTAAGGCGAAAGCCAAGGGAGAGATACATGAAAAACATTATGGAGATGAAACAAAGAGCTTTTGCTCTGGTCAATGAAGCCAGGGCCATCACCGATAAGGCCGACGTGGAAAAACGCGAGATGACCGCCGAGGAAAGGACCCAGGCCAATACTATCCTCGACGCCGTCGGCAAGATCGAGGAGGACATCCGCCTGGAAGAGCGCCTGCAGAAGCACGCAATGGCCGAGGCGCCCCAAGCCCAAGCGACCGAAGAGAGGAAGGTCGACAAGAGGACATCCTTCCTGAAATATGTCCGGGAGGGTCGCGGGAACATGACCAGGGAAGAGAGGGCCCTGGTGGAAGACACCACCGGCCAGATACTGGTACCGGAAGACCTGGACGCAGAGATCACCCGCTCGCTGGCGAAGATCACTGTTATGCGGAACCTTGCCCAGATCAGGAACACCACGCGCGACCGTATCCGCAAGCGCAGCCTGACTGAGGTCGCTATGGGTTGGGGCAAACTGGAAACCGGCACGGATATTACCGAGACCACCCCTGTGCCCAGCGAGGAATACCTGTACGTCGAGGACCTGTCCGGCCTGGTAAAGATCGGCAGAGACGAACTGCAGGACACCGACGTCAATCTGGAAGCCCTCATAGCTGATTCCTTCAGCCGCGCAAGGGCGGAGACCGAAGACACTGGGTTTACCATCGGCACGGGCCACAGCAACCAGCAGCCTGAGGGCGTGGCCGTTGACACCGGCATCACCACCGTGGACCTGATCACAGATGATGTGATCGAGACCAACGACATGCTCAAGCTTAAATATGCACTGCCGGCGCAGTACCGCAAGAACGGCACGTTCCTGATGAACAGCCAGACCGAACTGGCCATCAGGCTGCTGAAATCCACCGTCGACGGTCAGTATCTCTGGCAGCCTTCCTTGCAGGTGGGTACGCCGAACAACTTCGACGGCCATCCTATCGCCAACCAGGACGACATGAACTACCCGGCTGATACCCTCCTCAAGAACGTCATAGTATTCGGTGATTTCAAAGCCGGATACCGCGTGCTGGACCGCGGCGGCATGTCTATCCTTCGACTCGACGAACTCTATGCTGAAGCGGGTCTGGTGGGCTTCATAGCCTACTTCAGGGTCGGCGGCGGAGTCGTGGTCACCGATGCCTTCAGGGCACTGAAGAACAATACCTAAACTCGAGGGAGGGGGATTTCTCCCCCTCCCTGAAATAAATTAAGCGAGGTAAAAATAATGACTGTAAAAGTACACAGACGCTATGACCCCGACATAGGGGATTTCTTCAGCCAGAGCGGTGGAGGCTTTAAAACCGCAGGAATAGGCGGACAGTACGCCACCATCCAGGAGGCCATGAACGCTGCCGTTGCCGGTGACCTCATCATCGTTGAGCCCGGCGTGTATTCCGAAGATGTGACCTGGTCGAATTATAACGGGGTCGCATTGCTCCCGCGCATCCCTGACACTGTGGTAATTGAAGCGGTGACGGCTTTTGCCATCAGTATCAATCCCGCTGCCGCTGCCGGCACGTGGTCGGCAACAATCGGCGTTAACCTGTCGCATGGCGACGGGCTGGTAGGTCTACAGATAGACAATGCCAGCGTTGGCAAGAGAATGAATATCTACCTCAGAGACGTTGACATTGAGTCCGAAACTTCAACCGACCACGCGATCGATGTCAACCGCTCAGGCACCTCGGCACATGCCATCCGCATTTATGCAACCTCGGGGAACATGAGCACAATCGAGGGCCTGGTCGACTTCATTACCGAGTCCACAGATGACCGCGTGCGCTTCGACAACTACCGGCTCATAGGCGGGTTTACCTGCACGGGCGCGATAGTGAACGAGCTCACGTTTACCAAATGTGGCATCAAGACCGGAGGCCTTTCAGTAGACGGCGCGAACGTCTACAACCTCATAGCCTGCTGGTATGAGACGGATGCCAACCCGAACGTTCACACTGCCTGCGTTGATGTCGTAGAGCAGTAAACAGAGTAAGTTTAAGGGGCCGGGGGTAACCTCGGCCCCTTATGATGAGGGTATATGCTAATCAAAATCTTACGACAATGCGCGACTCCCCTTGGTCCATTTGAAGAAGGACAAGTTGCGGAGATCCCGGACGAGACAGCCCAAAAATGGATTAAGTCAGGGCTGGCAAGCGTTACAGATGTAACGCGCGAAG